ATAAAGAGCCGCGCGGGGGGGCCGCCGGGGGGGGGCCCGAAATAAAGCGGCTTCCCCGAAGGGATAAACACACCCGATACAGTGTGATTATACCACCTTCAGGGCAGGCTTTGCAAGTCATACTTTGGAGGTGCTTTTTATGCCTAAAAAAAGAAAAGATGGGCGGTATCAAAAGAAGGTTACGCTATCGGCCGGGAAACAAAAGATTGTATACGGTAAAACGATTGCGGAGCTCAACCAGGCGGCGCTTGCTGTGCTTGAAGAGGACCGGCAGGGCTTAATCGTAGATGATAAAACCTTAGTGGGCGAATGGGCCAAAATATGGCTTGAGAAATACAAGGCTAATTTGAGGCCCAATACAAAGGCCATGTACAAAAACGCGTATAACACCCATATCATGGGGATGATTGGGGATATGCCGCTGCGCGAGGTTCGTCCGGTGCATGTCCGGGAGGTTATGGCCGGCGTATCTGAGAAATCAGAGAGCTTACAGCATAAGGTTTTACTTACAATGCAGCAAATTTTTAATACAGCCAGGCAAAACGGCCTGATGATAAAGGATCCGACAGAGGGAATCAAAATCACGCCCCATGCCAAGCCCGATAAAGCTAAATATCTGACAAAGGACCAGACCAAAAAGCTTCTGGCGGCCTGCGATGATGCCAAGACCCTGGCTTTTGTCGCGCTGTGCTTATACTGTGGCCTGCGTAGAGAAGAGGCGCTGGGACTGCAATGGGGAGACATTGAGCCGGACAGCTTAACCGTAAATCGAGCGGTCGCTTTTATTGGAAATCAGCCGGACCCCTCTCAAGAGCTGAAAACAAAAGCAGCGCACAGAACCATACCGGTTCCGGCGCCGCTTCGTGAAATATTAGGTAAAACTCCCAGGAGGGGGCTATATGTAATTGCTAAGACTGATGGCGGTGCAATGACAAAAATTGCGTTTCGCCGTCTATGGGAAAGGGTTGAACGCAGGGTGGATTTTCCCGTACATCCGCATATGCTGCGTCATACATATTCGACTACTTTATATCATGCGGGCGTTGACCTCCGTACAGCCCAATATCTTTTGGGACATTCCTCCATACAGATGACGGCGGAAATATACACCCATTTGGAACGTGGGGATGGACTGAAGGCCGCCGGGAGAATTGAAAGATACTTTTTGGAGGAGCAGCCGTCAAAAACCAGTTGACTACCTTTTGACTACCACGGCCCAAAATAGTAAGTTTTTAAAAATCGCATGAAATAGCCGTTTATGCTGACGCACACAGATGGATAGGCATTGAAAATTGCCTACGAATCAAGAGGTCGCGGGTTCGAGTCCCTCCGGGCGCGCCAGAAATAATCGCATAAGACAGCCGTTTTTCGGTGGTCTATGCGGTTATTTTTTTGCCTGAAAGCGCCCGGTGACTACCTTTTGACTACTTTTTGATTTCTTCCAGCTCCTTGACTCTGTCCATCAGGACGCGGATTTGCCGGATGGCCTCTGTGAGCTCATCGTCATGGGCATATACCAAACGGGTTATCGTGTCGTTATCAAGAGGGGCAATGTTATTTTCCAAAAGCTTTCACCTCGTTTTCTTACCCCTCTGGAAAGTTTTACCATAGCTTTATTATATCCCATGATTTATTTCCGGCTAATTTCAGTGAAATAAATCCACAGAAAAAAGCCCCGGATCACTCCGGGGCTCTCTTTCTATCTATTCTGTTTTGCTCTTGCCTTCCGCCGCACGCTTGACCGCCGCAAACGCGCCGTTGCTCGCCATGCTTACCAACGCCGCATTCAGCGGCAGGATTGCCCAGGATGTCCAGTCTGTAAAGTCTCCGATTGCCGCCGTCGCTGCGCACAGAAGCACCAGCGCCAATAGGTAGCTGAGCCATTGTGTTGGCAGCTTCGGGATTAGATTCTTGAGAAACTGGGTCAAAATCCCCGTTGCCGCGGTTGCTCCCGCGAATGTCGCCAGCATTTGCCAGCTGAAAAACTCATCCATGCTGATAGCCTCCGTTTCTTTTCTCGTATTCCTCCTGCAAAAGGCGGTATTTGGCCTTTATTGCCCCGTTTCCGCCCTCCTGCACATATTTCTCACCCGCGATTAACCGCTCCTCCAGGGGGATTTCCTCGCTCATAATGGTGAGCTTTAAGGTGTTCATATAATCATTGTGGGAATACCCCTCCAACCGGTCAATCTTTTCATTCATATTGTTCCGTCCCTTTCTATTATTTTCTTTCTGTATATCATACTATATTCCGGAAAAATATGCAACTATTTGTATCAAACGCAACGATTTAATCGTTAATATTGTGTTAATAGCTATATAAAATCAAACAAATTGTTTCATAACATACAATACGATAAAAACTGTTGATTGAAAAATTGTCCCGTCCACTTTAAACTAAAACTAAAGGGGGCGGACGCATGGAAACGGCAATTAAAATTTCTGACATGGTCAGAGAATATACCATGGGCGAAACGAAAATTACGGCGGTGGACCATATCAGCTTTGAAAGCCCAAAGGGAGCCTATACCATTATTTTGGGAACGTCAGGGGCGGGAAAGTCCACGGTGTTAAACATTTTAGGCGGAATGGATTCCCCCACCAGCGGAAGCGTTTCGGTTT